CGCCGTAGTTCGCTAGAGCATAACACAACAAGCTAGCTAAGTCTAAAGCACGCAATGATCAAGATGTCTTCTGCCGCTTGGCTGACTAGGCCTCGCCGGTCTTACCTCTCACTGAACGTCTGCCCTCAACTCCCCTCTCGTTGGGTCAACTAGTACATATGTGTATCTGCTCAACCACAAGCACCGCACAAAGCAGCATCTCCCAATACGCGAAGCTCCCATCCGGGGTCTTACTCGCTTCTCGGTTCAACTACTTTGCACTCACTAGTGGATGCTTAAAACACTCACAACAGACACTATAAGTTTGCTTGATTAAGGCAGGAAAGCACTGATGTACAGAAAACCTCCTTAATCAAGACGGGACAGGATCTAAATAAGGAATCCACTCCCATTCACTACTCACGCGACGAGTAGAACAACGACTATTTTTAGAGCTGCTGTTTGGCGCCAGCAACTCCTGCAGTGTAGATAGTCCTCCCTTTCTCCACCACCGTCATTGTTCCCCCGTCACGGATGTTTGCCATCATGGCAGTCTGTTTGTCAAACGCTGCTTGCAATTCCCTGCTCTTAGCAGCATATGCAGCCAGACTCGCCTCCTCGTGAACTTTAGGAGACTTGGCCGAAACACTAGCAGACGACGAATCAACATCATCATCTGCATCATGCTCCAGCCTATGCGAACCACGGGCATATTTCTCATGTCCGCAAAGAATGAACTAGAAGAGCTCTTCGCCCCCCCATCAAGCCAAGGTGGTACTGCACTTGGGTCGCCCCAGTGATCAGCTACCCACTGCAATTTGTCATCATTGGCATTAGACAAAGTGTCTGTGCCAACCTGCTGATTTGGATCATTCTTCGGCTCATCCTCCTTGTTGCCGACCAAAGCACGTGCTGCTGCAAAAGCAGCACGCGCAGACGGTACAACAAGAGAAGACAATTCCATTCCAAACTTAGCAATCACTCCAGTCATGAGACTAGTCATACCTTTGGCACCATGCTGAAGCTCCTGTACGATGCCAGCAACTTCA